TTTAGTTACGATATCATCAAGATTTTCTCCAGGATATAATATCTGCAGAATGTCACGTGTTTCAGTGTCGCCAGCAAGTTTGTTAACTGTGCCAATTTTTTGCGAACCTTTGGCTTTTCTTTTAAGTGCTGATGCTGCACCTGCTCTTAGAGCAGCAATAGCGTCTTCATTTCCTGCATCTACAAGTTTTTGGAAAGTTATTGCGAACTGCTCAGGGTCAGTTTTTGTAGAGAATATTTTCTGACCAGCTTCGAACTGTTTTACAGAGTCTTCTATAATTGCCCAGTTTTTACGAGTTGCTTGTAGATCTGGTGATA